CTTCTCGTTTATGGATTGCTTCTGGAGGTAATGTTGGTATTAATACTAAATCACCACTAGGTAAATTTACAGTCAGACCATCGACCGACAATACAGCTATTACATTAAGCGATGGTGATCCATCAACAGGAGCTTGGATTCGTAATGATGGCTCTAATATGGTCATTTCAACCAATGTTGGTGAAATGTATTATGGATATAGCGGTTCGTCTAAAAATCTATATTTTATGCCTGGCGGCGGATCTTCTGGACTTACAATAGGAACAGATAGAGTTGTTTACGCACCAGTTCAATTTAGATCGCCTGTAATATATGATTACGATGATACAACTTATTATATTGATCCTAATTCATCATCAAAAATATCAGGTCTTATAACCTTTAATACAGCTTATGGATCTTCTGTTTTACAAGATGGCCAAGGATTTGTTATTAATGGTAACTATACTAATGGTTATTATAGTCACAGATTTAGAAAATGGGACGATGGAAATGGCGTTCCATTATATGTTCAATATACAACAGGAACTATCGGAAGCTGGTCAAATATAGCAAAATTCGGACCAGGTGGAAATGGTGAAACTGCACAGTTTTCTGTATTTGGTTATGGGTATGCATCTGGTTCTTGGAGAGCGCCAGTATTTTATGATTCTGACGATACTGGCTACTACATAGATCCAAACTCTACATCAGACCAAGCACTAAGAATTAGAGGTGGTGCTTATTTTGGTCCAAATGCGTCTTGGAATAGATATCTATGGGTAGGTACAAACGGTCGTCCGTCTGATGAAGCGTCTGTTTGTGCGACCGATGGTAATTTGCATATTGATTGCAAATCAGGAAATATGATCTATTTAAATTATTATAGTAATGCAAATGTGTATCAAGGTGGTTCTGGTTTCTTCTATTCAGGAACTTCAATTAGAGCACCTATATTTTATGATACTGACGATACAGCCTATTATGCCAATCTTGCTGGTGCTTCTAGACTTTCTGGCATTCAAAGCACAGGACGTTCTGGTAACTGGGATTCAGATTTCCAAAACACACCCGCCGACTCTTTCCGTTATGGTGGTGACTTAAACTCTGGTACAAACTGTCCTACTGGCGGTGGTTGGTGGGTTCAACAAAACTTCAGACACTCTAATTCTTCTAACTATTGGGGTGTTCAAGTTGCATGGGGTTGGGAAGATAAAGCACATGAACTATATACCAGAAACATCACTGGTAATAGTTTCAGTAGCTGGATTAGATATTCTAACTCTAATAACGGCGGTTCAATTCTTATTGCTGATCTTTCAGCATCTGGTGCATCTACTATTGAATCGACAACATGCTTTAATGATAGCACATATAAAGCATATGAAATTCAATTCCAAGTTGTTCCCGGTTCAATGAGTGCTGGTATCTATATGCAGTTCTATGTTGGTGGCGCATGGAGAACGGCGGCTGGTGACTATAGAACATACTCTGCCATCTGGAATGCTGGTGGTTCACAAGGTTATGGACCAAACAGCTATATTGATATAGGTTGTGGTGGTCGTATTCGTAACTATGCCGGTATTACAGGTATTGCTTCTATTGTATATCCATCAAGAACAGATACTATGCCAATTATGACTGGTATTGCTGGTGCATGGGATTCTACGATTGATGGTGGTAACAAGATAAACTTTACTGGTTTGCTATCATTTAACTCTGCGATTTCTGGTTTCAGAATTTATGCCTCTTCTGGCACAATATCTGGTTACGTTAAGGTATATGGAAGAAAATAATGAAGCTATATAAGAAAAGACATAAAGATGATACTGAAACATTCTGGCGCACTTCTGATTGGGAAATCATCGGTCAGGATAAGACAGAAGCATGGGCTGAATTTCAGCTTTGGTTGGCGCAAGGTAATACACCAGACCCTGCCGATGACGAAGATGATACTCGTATCATTACTTTTATATCTGACCGTCAGTTCTTTCAACAGGCGGCTATTCAGGGTTTCATTTCACAAGAGGATGCTCTACAGGCAGTTAAGACAGGTTTTATTCCTGCTCCACTACAGGCTATTGTTGATACAATCACAGACCCCACAGACAAGTTCAATGCAGAAATGCTTTTGTCTGGAGCAACAGAGTTTCAAAGAAACCATCCACTAACAAGTGTGATTGGCACAGCATTTGGGATGACAGAAGAAGATATAAATACTTTTTTTAGATCAGCATCAAATTTATAAGAGGCAAACTAAAATGGCAGTAACATATACATGGGAAGTCACCGGTCTAAAGACTACAACAGTCGGTTCTGCTGACGATGTTGTAGTTCAGACATATTGGAAAAAGATTGGCAACGATGGTAATGGAAACGAAGGAACTTTCTCTGGAGCCACTCCATTTACTGCCAATACGATGCCAGCAAATACATCCTTTATTCCATTTAATCAGCTAACAGAAGCTGATGTTCTTACATGGATTAAGGCAGTAGTTGTTGGTTCATACGAAGAACACGTCAATACACAGATTCAGAAGCAAATTGACGATAAAAAGAATCCTGTAGTAGAAGCAAATCTACCATGGGCACCAGCGCCAAATACGGCAACTAGCAATACATAATTAGGAGATAGTAAATTATGGATAAGACTGTAAAACTTGAGTTGACGATTGAACAGCTAAACGTTGTTATGGGTGGCCTTGTTAAGCTACCAATCGAAACAGCAATGGGAACTTTTAATGCCGTTCAGATGCAGGCTGACGCTCAGCTGAGATCGCCACCACCTGAAGGGCCATTATCGGACAAGGTTATCAACTAAAATTAAAGGGACCATTTCGGTCCCTTTTTTATTATATAAATAAAGATAAAAACACTAACCAGAGGGGAAAGTGAACCATGGCAGATAAAGATTTTATCGTTAAGAACGGTATAGTAGCCGGGGCAAATAATCTAACATTAGGAACTGCTTCTTATTTCGCTTCTAACGGTAACGTTGGCTTTGGTGACGCAAATCCTTCCTACAAACTTTCAGTCACAGGCACATTCAACGCATCAGGTAATATCACACAGGGTGGAACAAGAGCTGTTCTTAACGATAGTGGTACATGGTCTATTAGCGTTACTGGTAATGCTGGAACCTCTACAAAAGCATCTACTTTAGCACAGAGCGGTGGTTCTGGTGCAGCTATGACATTTAACTGGTCTGGTCAGTCAGGTCAGCCATCATGGCTTTGGGGTTCAAATGATGGTACAAATATTTACGTTTATAATCCATCAAACTTTAATGTAAATTCTGCTTCATATTCAACATCGTCCGGCAGTGCTAGTAGTGCTACAAATGCTACAAACCTAACTGGTGGAACTCTTACCGCATCTTCTGGAACAATTAACGGAAATCTAACTGTAGCAGCTGGTGATTTATATTGCTATCGTTCTGGTGGAGCTTCCGGTGTATTGTTTTTAAATAGTGCCGGTAATAGATATGTTTATTATGATGGTACTAGTTATTATATGCCAGGAGCTGAACTATATGTTAATGGAACACAAGTTGTTAAAAACAGTGGTACGTGGTCTATTAGCGTTACTGGTACATCAGGTGGCGTAGCTTGGACTAATGTATCTGGAAGACCAACAAACCTTTCCTCTTTCACTAACGATCTTGGTAACTACGGTAGCTGGATTACAGCTTCTGGTACATTAACTGGTCCAGTTAGTAGCGGTTCTTTCTGTTATACGACTCAGGGTCTTGGTGTTGGTACTTCTTATAACCAAGGTGCAGGTTATATTAACGCTACACAGAATATTACCGCTTTCTATTCTGACGAAAGATTGAAAGAAAATATTACAGTAATTAAAGACGCACTAGCTAAGATTAAACAAATTTCAGGTGTTTTATACAACAGTAACGATCTTGCCGCATCTTTTGGTTACACAGATAAAAGCGAACAGGTTGGTGTTCTTGCCGGACAAATCAAGAAAGTTCTTCCACAAGTCGTTAAGCCAGCACCATTTGACTTAGCAAACGATAAAGATGGTAATACTATTTCTAAGACCGGTGAACATTATATGACAGTTCAATACGAGAAAATCGTTCCTCTGTTAATTGAAGGTATCAAAGAATTAACAGCTAAAGTTGAAGAATTAGAATCTAAACTAACAGAGGGCAAGTAATATGTCAGTGCCAACTTCTAGATCTGAATTCGCAGAGTATTGCCTAAGAAAATTAGGTAAACCAGTTATTGAAATTAACGTAGACGATGATCAGGTTTCTGATCGTATTGATGAAGCATTACGTTACTACTGGGATTATCACTTTGATGGTTCAGAGAAAACCTATTATAAAAAGATAGTTGACTCCACCGATATATCAAACAGATATATCACTATGCCAGATAATATTATTGGCGTTGTTAATATATTCGATCTAGGATCAGCTTTAGGTCTTAATAACCTATTCAATATTCGTTATCAGATCGCATTAAACGATCTTTATACCCTAACATCAGTCTCTATGGTTCCATATTATATGGCTATGAGTCATGTTCAATTCCTTGAGCAGATGTTAATTGGCAAGCAACCACTAAGATATAACCGTCATATGAATAAGCTTTATATTGATATGTCATGGGATCAGATTTCTCCCGGTAACTATATTATAGTAGAAGCATATCAAGTTGTTGATCCAGACGTTTATACGAAGGCTTGGGGAGATCGTTGGTTACAGCGTTATGCTTCTTGCCTAATTAAACAACAGTGGGGTCAAAATCTTAAAAAGTTCGAAGGTATGAAAATGCCAGGTGGACTAACCTTTAACGGTCAAAAGATTTATGACGAAGCTACCACCGAAAGAGCTGATCTTGAGAGAGAAATGATTTACACATACAGCTTGCCTGCAACCGATATGATAGGTTAGGACGGACTCGATGGAAGCTTTCGTTTATTGTTGGACGGATAAAAAAACAAATATGTTATATGTTGGTTCTCATAAAGGATCAACTGATGATGGATATATTTGTTCCAGCAAGTATATGATGGAAGAGTATAACAAACGTCCTAAAGATTTTAGTAGACAGATTATCGCTGAAGGTGATTTGTCTGATATGAGAAAGTTTGAAACTAAAATACTTCAAGCTGTGAACGCCAGACTTGATGAACAGTTTTATAACATGCACAATAACAATGGTTGTTATATTTTAAAACGTCACACAGAGTCAACAAAAAGAAAAATCAGCGAAAGCGAAAAGGGTAAAGTTGTATCCCAAAAATCAAGACTTAAAATGAAAAATAGTAAAATTGGTTTCAAAAACAATAGATGGGGAACACCCCATAACGAAGAAACTAAAAGAAAAATGTCGTTATCGGCGCAAGGAAGAAAGTTCAAAGAAGAACATAAATATAAACTATCGCAAGCTAAATTAGGGAAAAGTTGGTTCCATAATCCTAACAATAACTCAAGCGGTTTATATTTTCCAGGAACGGAACCAGAAGGCTGGATTAAAGGAAGAAAATAATGTCAGGCAGTACCAATTTTTTCTTTAATAATTTCCAAGCCAGCCAAGAACAGTTTCTTTTAGAAAATTTGATTATAGAGTCAATTTCTATTTACGGCCATGACGTTCAATATATACCCAGAAAACTGAACAATTATGACGATGTATACGGAGCAGATGACCAATCTTCGTATGATGTTGCATATCCTATAGCAATGTATATTGAGTCCGTAGATGGGTTTACCGGAGATGGTGATTTTTTATCTAAGTTCGGCGTTGAGATTAGAAATCAAGTTACTTTTTCTGTTGCTCAGAGAATATTTGCTGAAGAGGTAGGAAATAACACAACACAAGTAAGACCCAACGAAGGAGATTTAATTTATTTTCCTCTTAATGGTAAATGCTTTCAGATCAAATATGTTGAAAAATTCCAGATGTTTTATCCTCTGGGTAAATTGTATACTTGGAAAATGGTTTGTGAACTATTCGAGTATTCAGGCGAAAGAATGAATACTGGTATACCTGAAATAGATAGTCTTGAGAAGAAACTAAGCACTAATATTCTAGATTGGTTAATTGAAACCGAAACGTCTGATGGTATCTTAACAGAAGACGATGAATATCTAGTTCTTGAAAATTCATCTATGTCAGATCTAGTTCCAGCAGCTGATAACGATGAGATTCAAAGGGAGTCTGATTTATTCGTTGATTTCTCTTCAATAGATCCATTTAGCGAAGGGAACATTTAATGTTTAATCAAACATTCTATTTCAGTCTTATTCGTAAATATGTTATTCTTATGGGAACGCTACTGAATAATATCCGTATCACTAGAACGGATAAAGATGGCAATGTTACATCGTTATTAAGAGTTCCTGTAACGTATGCGGCTAAAGATAAGATGCTTGCTCGTGTTATGCAAGATCCTGGAATTGATAGACCATCAGCGACAACACCACTTCCTATGATCTCATTCGAAATGGGAAAGATGTCATATGATGGTTCTAGAAAGTTAAACACAGTCGGTAAAAGTTCATATAGAAGCGATACCGATGCTAGTAAATTTAAATACCAATATAATCCAGTCCCATATAATATAAATTTCAAGGCGTTCGTTTACGCTAAGAATGTTGAGGATGGAACTAAGATCATAGAACAAATTCTACCTTATTTCACTCCAGACTGGACTACAACCGTAAATCTAATTCCAGAAGTTGAAGTTAAGATTGACATCCCAATCGTTCTAAATAATATTGGTTATAGTGATAACTATGACGGTGAATTTAAGGATAGAAGGGCTATTATTTGGGAATTAGATTTCACACTGAAAGGATACATCTATGGTCCAGTTAAGTCTTCTGGTATTATTAAGTTTGTTAAAACTAACTTCTACATTCCAGCAACAAACACAGCCGTTGAAGGTAGAGGTATCACGCCGATTGCAGAGAGAGTCACGGTACAACCAGGATTAGACGCTAACGGTAATCCAATAAATTACTATGGCGCTCCTAATACGAGTATAGATACTTTACCATATGTAGAAATAGACGCTGAAGATGATTATGGCTTTATTACTATGATATATGAAGAAGATGAGGTAAATGACTGAAAAAGATAATGACCCTATGGGTAAAGCTCTAGGGCTACCTGCTCTAGAGTTTGAAAAAACTATAGATAACATGTTAGCGAAAGCTCATGACGATAGTGCTAGAAACGATTTCGAGGCAGCTAGATCCAATTTGTATGAAGTAATACAAAGTGGTAAAGAGGCCATGGATAAGTTAGGTCAAATAGCTGCATCTTCCCAACATCCACGAGCGTTTGAAGTTCTATCTAAAATGATGGAAACTATGATTCAAGCTAACAAAGATCTGTTGGAACTTCAAACTAAAATAAGAGAAATAGATGTAGCTGATGCACCAACCAATGAAAAGGCTAAGACTATTAACAATAATCTTTTCGTTGGCTCAACTGCTGAATTACAAAAAATGATCAAGGATATGAATACTAAGAATGACTAATAGCGATGCTGGTTATAAGGGTAATGTTAATCTAAAGAGATCAAATCAAAATATAGAATGGACTCCTGATCTCGTTCAAGAATACGTCAAGTGTTCTCAAGACCCCGTATACTTCACAGAAACCTATATGAAAATCATCAACGTCGATGAAGGTCTAACGAGCTTCAAGTTGTATGATTACCAGAAGAATATGGTTAAATCCTTCAAGGACAATCGTTATAGTATTGTAACTACCGCTCGACAGGCTGGTAAATCTACCACGACTTGTGCTTTTATTCTTTGGTATATTATTTTCAATCCAGATAAAGTTGTTGCTCTACTAGCCAACAAGGGTGATACGGCCAGAGAAATTCTAGGTCGTGTTCAGCTTGCATATCAGCATCTGCCTAAATGGTTACAACAGGGCGTTGTTGAATGGAACAAAGGATCGTTCGTTCTCGAAAATAACAGCCGTGTTATCGCTGCTGCTACTTCTGCCAGCGCCATCCGTGGTTTCTCTATTAACCTACTATTCATCGATGAGGCAGCGTTTATTGAAAACTGGGATGAATTCTTTACATCAGTTTATCCTACAATTTCATCAGGCACAGAATCAAAGATTATTCTAGTTTCTACCCCGAATGGGTTGAATCACTTCTATGCCACTTGGATTAACGCTATTGAAAATAAGAATGGTTACAGCCCTATTCTAGTTAACTGGAAAGAGGTTCCAGGCAGAGACGAAGAATGGAGGAAAAGTACCATTGCAGGTATGAACTTCGATGTTGAGAAGTTCGATCAGGAATATAACTGTGAGTTTCTAGGATCTTCTGGTACACTGATTGCTGGTTGGAAACTCAAAGAATTAGTTCACCAAGCACCAATGGTCGAACGTGATGGCATGATTCAATATATTAAGCCAGAAGAAGGTCATGTGTATATTATGGTATGTGACGTTTCTCGTGGTAAGGGTCTGGACTATTCGGCATTTCAGTTATTAGATGTGACCAAGATGCCATACAATCAAGTTTGTGTATTCAGAAATAATGCTGTTGCACCGGTAGATTATGCTGATATTATTCACAGAACAGCTAAAGCATATAACAATGCATCAGTTCTTGTTGAAGTGAATGATATTGGTGAGCAGGTAGCTCACACTCTACAATATGATTTTTCTTATGAAAACGTTCTATTCACAGAGAACGCAGGTAGATCAGGTAAAAGAATTACAGGTGGTTTTGCATCAGGCGGTAAGATCGACAAGGGTATTAGAACCACAAAGATTGTGAAGTCTGTTGGTTGTTCAATTTTGAAACTTCTTGTTGAACAGAACCAACTAGTGTTAAACGACTTCCACACAATAAATGAGCTTTCGACGTTTTCTAAGAAGGGAACTTCTTATGAGGCTGAACCAGGCAAGCACGACGATATGGTAATGTGTCTCGTTTTGTTTGCTTGGCTTTCAGACCAGCAATACTTCAAAGACTACACTGACATTAATACTTTGATGTCTCTAAGGGAAAAAACAGAGGAAGATATGGAGCAGGACATGGCTCCTTTCGGATTCGTGGATAATGGAAGAGACGATGAATTTGTAGAAGAAGACTATGAAAAGTATGTAGCTGACAGCTGGATTTGGAGCAATCCTCAAGATTTCTAAGAAAGCCTATTTTATAAATATAAAAAATGTTTAAAACATAAGTTCTCGCATAAAGGGAGATAATAAAAATGGCTTTTCAACTATCACCAGGGGTTAATGTATCAGAAATCGATCTAACAACGGTCGTTCCTGCTGTAGCCACTTCAGACGGTGCCTTTGCTGGCGTATTCCGTTGGGGTCCAGTAGGAGAGAGAGTTCTCGTTGATTCTGAGAATACTCTAGTTTCAAGATTTGCTAAACCTTCAAATTTTAATGCTGAAACGTTCTTCACGGCAGCTAACTTCTTATCATATTCAAACCGTCTATATATTTCACGTGCTGCTGACACAACTGGTGCAACTCCAGTAGCTTCAGGCAACACTTCTGGCGCCAACAGCATCATCCAGATTGGTGATACTTCAGCCATTTCTGTTGGCATGTATCTAGTTACAGTTAGCAACACTGCAGCTATGAATCTTGTTTCAACGGTTTCTGTTCTAACAAAGAATTCAACTCACGTTACTCTTTCACAGAACACCACTGCTACATCAGCAAACGTAAGCTATTATTTTGCTCGTCCAGAAACAGCATATACCGCAGTTGGCTTCGATCCATCAAGCGCCTCCGCTTATGTTGCAAATCTAGTTAATCAGATCGTAAAGAACGAAAACGACTATACTGCAAAGGATGGTAATTTCGATTCTGACCTCATGTATGTTGCAAAGTATCCAGGTGATCTTGGTAACTCACTAAGAATCGGTGTTTGCGATACAGCTAATAGCTATTCTTCAAACCTAGCAGCCACTGGCACAAAGGTTGAATTTAGAGTTGGTGCTAATTCTGCAACAGTTAAGTTCGTAGGTACAACCAACGCTGCAGCCGCTACTCTTGCTTCAGGTATTACTGTAGGCGATCAGATCCTAGCTGGTAACAGCACGATTGGTCTTCAGTATCTACAGGTAATAAGCGTAGAAGTTGGTTCAAATAGCTCATTCGTTAACACAGCCAGTCTAACGTTCGATGGTAATACAGCCATTAACAGCAACCTAAACTTCATCACACTTACAGGTAATCCATATACCAACGGTGACGTTATCGTTTATGCCAATACAACAGCACCAGCCGTTTCTGGTCTAGTTGGTGGTACAAACTATCACGTAGTTCAGGCTAACTCAATTGGCTTCAAACTAGCCACTACTGCATTCGGTGACGAACTAGATATTGCTGCAACCCCAGGTTCACTTGGTTCTTTCGCAGCTAATACTAACGTCCTAAGAATTAACTTTGAAGATCCATTCAGACTTCGTACCAATTATACATCAGATACAGTTGATCGTAATTGGGAGTTCTTCAACGTTGTTGATTCTGCTCCAGGTCAGTCTGATTACGTTCTCTATAACGGTAATACAGCTGCTCAGGACGAAGTACACGTAGTAGTCGTTGATAACGATGGTGGTTTCAGTGGTACACCAGGCACCATTCTTGAAGTCTATAAGGGTCTTTCAAGAGCTACAGACGCTAAGAACAACGATGGTACAGGCAATTACTATAAAGACGTTATCAATCAGTCATCAAAGTATGTCTGGTGGGCTAACGACCGTAGCGTTGCTCCATCTGCAACTGCTCTAAATGTTGCTTCTTCAACCGCTACAGCACCAGCTGATATCAATCTAGTATATGGTACAGACGGTCTAAGCGAAAACGATGCAACTCTAGCAGTTCTAGGTTCTGCTTACGATCTATTCACATCAGCAGAAGATATTGATATTTCTCTAGTTCTACAGGGTAAGCCAATCGGTGGAACCACAGTAGTTAACGGAACAACAGTATCTAACTTCATGCTAGCAAACTATATCATTGATAATATCTGCGAAACAAGAAGAGATTGTATTGCTCTACTATCACCAGATAAGTCAACTGTTATCAATAACTCTGGTGCAGAAGCTCTAACCGTTAAGGCTTGGAGAGGCGCTGTCCATAGTTCATCCTATGCAGTTCTTGACTCTGGTTATAAGTATCAGTATGATAAGTATAACGATCTTTACCGTTGGGTTCCACTAAACGGCGATATTGCCGGTCTATGTGTTAGAACAGATAGCACAAACGACGCTTGGTGGTCACCAGCTGGTTTCAACCGTGGTCAGATCAAGAATCTCGTTAAGCTTGCTTGGAATCCACGCAAGTCTGAAAGAGACGTTCTATTCAGCAACGGTATTAACCCAGTTGTAACATTCCCAGGTCAGGGAACGGTTCTTTATGGCGATAAGACTCTACAGGCAAAACCATCTGCATTCGATCATATCAATGTTCGCAGATTGTTCATTGTCCTAGAGAAAGCTATCTCCACAGCTGCTAAGTATCAGTTATTCGACTTCAACGATGCTTTCACAAGAGCACAGTTCAGAAATCTAGTAACTCCATATCTACGCACGATCAAGGGTCGTCGTGGTATCACAGACTTCTATGTTGTCTGCGATGATACTAATAATACACCTGCGATTGTTGATAGCAATCAGTTCGTCGGTGATATCTATATTAAACCTTCGAGAAGTATTAACTTCATCCAGCTAAACTTCATTGCTGTACCCACCGGTGTACAATTCTCTGAAGTAGTTGGTAAGTTCTAATAAATAAGAATAAAAACTCAAAAGGAGTAATATAGATGCCCTTTAATATTAATAGTTTCAAAGCAAATGGTCTGACATATGGAGGTGCCAGACCATCCCTATTCCAAGTAGTCGTAACTCCTCCACCAGCGATTCCTGTTAACCCAATCGCTCTTAGCAAGTTTGTATTTACTTGTAAGGCAGCTGAGTTACCAGAATCAACGATTTCTAATATCGAAGTTCCATATTTCGGTAGAAAGATCAAGGTTGCTGGTGAAAGAAGCTACGCTGATTGGTCAATCACAGTAATGAACGATGAGGACTTCTCAGTTCGTTCAATGTTCGAAGCTTGGATGAACGGTATTAACACTGTTCAGTCAAACATTCGTCTACCAGAAGCATCAGCTGAAGGCTATAAGGCTCTCGCAGTTGACGTTACGCAGTTTGGTAAAGACGGTGCTATTCTTCGTACATGTCAGTTAGTTGGTGCATTCCCAACTCAGGTTAGCGGTATTTCACTAGGTTGGGATACAGCTAATGCAGTTGAAGAGTTCACAGTTAACTTCTCATACGATTATTGGCTACCAATCATTGAAGACGCTTCACTCCAGACAGCTGGTAAGGTTACACCATACCTTGGCGAAACTGAAGTTGGCCCAGTATTCTAATACTAAGTATTATATAATTGTGGGGGGAGAGTTTTTCTCCCTCCAATATTTGGAGATTTAAATGGCAGAGTTTTTCGGTTTCGAATTCAGAAAAAAGAAGCAGGACGTAGAGTTACCATCATTTGCTCCACCAAAGGACTCAGATGATGGGGCTGTTGTCGTTTCTGCTGGTGGTGCTTTTGGTACATACGTAGACTTAGATGGCACAGTAAGATCTGAAGCAGAATTAGTTACAAAGTATAGAGAAATGTCTCTTCAGCCTGAGTGTGACTCAGCAGTTGATGAGATTGTAAACGAATCAATCGCTATCGATGAAGATAAAGTCGTAGAAATTAATCTTGAAGATGTTAAGATTAACGATAACATTAAGAAGATTATTCGTGAAGAGTTTGATAATTGTTTAAAGATTCTAGAATTTAATCGTTTTGCTTATGAGATTTATCGTCGTTGGTATATTGATGGTCGTTTATACTATCATGTAGTAATTGACGAGAGAGCGCCACAAGAAGGCATCAAAGAACTTAGATATATCGATCCTCGCAAGATACGTAAGGTCAGAGAAGTTCAGAAGAAAAAAGTTCAAGCTAATAACCCAGGCGATGCAGTAGTAACAAAAACTGTTAACGAATATTTTATTTTTAATGATAAGGGATTTAATTTTGGCAATAAGGCAGTTGGACCATCAACCACCGGTCTAAAGATTGCTAAGGACTCTATTCTTCATGTTGTTTCTGGTCTAACGGACAACCAAGGAACGATGGTTCTTTCATATCTTCATAAAGCGATAAAACCACTAAACCAGTTGCGCACACTGGAAGATGCCTTGGTAATTTATCGTCTTGCTCGTGCGCCCGAACGCCGTATTTGGTACATTGACGTTGGTAATCTACCTAAGATGAAGGCAGAACAATACGTCCGTGACATTATGGTTAAGCATAAGAACAGATTAATATATGACGCCCAGACAGGCGACATTAGAGACGACCGTAAATTCATGACGATGCTTGAAGACTATTGGCTTCCTCGTCGTGAAGGTGGTAGAGGTACGGAGGTTACTACCCTACCAGGCGGTCAGACACTAGGACAGATGGATGACGTTCTTTACTTCCAGAAGAAGTTTTTGAACGCTCTAAACGTCCCAGTGTCACGACTTAATTCAGATGCTCTATTCTCACTAGGTAGAGCAACAGAAATTACCAGAGACGAATTGAAGTTCGTTAGATTCATTACAAGACTAAGAAATAGATTTTCTCAGTTATTCTTAAAGATGCTAGAGAAGCAACTAGTTCTAAAGGGTGTCACGACTCTTGATGACTGGAAAATATTCTCTAATGACATCAAGTTCGATTACGAAAAAGATAATTACTTCACCGAACTTAAAGATGCAGAAATTGCTCAGGGTCGTATTCAGCTTGCCGATGCGTTCCAGAATATTGCGGGTAAGTATTATTCACACACTTGGATTCGTAAGAATATCCTACATCAATCAGATGAAGATATTGAAGTACAAGATGCTCTAATTAATTCAGAGAATCAGTCTCAAGATCCAAGATGGATTAACCCAGTTATTGAACAGAATCTCCAGATGGTTCAGCAGATAGATGCTATGAATCAACAACAAGATTTAATGCCAGGAACTGAAGGCTCTATGGGTAGAGACGAAGAATTAGTTAAAAAGATGGAGCAGGTTCGTAACGCTCAGATCATCGTTAAGCAGATGAAGCAGCTTGGTAAACCTAATAGAACTCCAAAGGATGAAGAAAAGTACAAGGCAGCAATTCAGGTATTAGCTAAGAATAAAGACCTAGCTACCAGAGTTACAGGAACAGCCGGTACACAACCAGAACAACAGCAAGGATAATATATCATGACTGATAAATATACTTTAGATGATTTACTTATTTCAGCCGCTGAGCAGAAACCAGTTGAGTTTGAAGCAGCTTTTAATGATCTCGTAGTTGATAGAATTAGAGATAGAGTTGAAGCTCGTAAAGTTGAAATCGCTCAACAGTTATACAATTATGAGCCAGAACAAGAGCCAGAAGCTGAGCAAGAACCAGAATACGAAGAAGATTCTTTAGAAACATCAGAGGAAGAATAGAATGGCAAAGAAGCCTTTAAAAGACGTTTTAGCTGGTGTTAAATCCAGCAAGGTCGTTAAGCTAAACCATAAGGATATGTACCAATGGAACTCTCCTGATGGTCTAAAGTTTATTGACGATAAGCATCCAGTAGAGAAGCACGAAGATCGTGTTGGTAATGGCGACGATGTTTATACTGGTTCAACGAAGCCAGCTAAGTATCCACGTCAGGAAGCAAGCGTTTACGAAGAGACAGACTCAAATATAACCAACCAGAAGCTAGGTGCTGGTGAAAAAAAGACTGCAATTATGTCATTCTCTGAATCCTGTGGTTGTAACAATACTAAAGAAGGTATGCAGTGTGAAGTTCATGGTATGGACGAATGCCCAGGTTACACCGACAAAAAAGATCGCAAGTTACTTGTCGATAAAAAGACCAACGAAGGAATCGAGATTGGCAAGGCTCTAAGAGTCGGTAATCAGTTTACAGATTCTCATCTTATGAAAAATAAGAAGGATTCAAGAAGTTTAGGCAAACCAGCTGGTCTTCTTGATAGAACAAACAAGACAATCGGTAAGTTAAAAGGATCAACTTTCTTAGTAAAGAAGATGACTGAAGATGAACAACTAGATGAATTGTCTGGAAGAATTTTAGCTGCATATGTTAAAAAGGCAGCTAGTGAAGTTCAGAAACTAAAGAATATCAAAGATCCAATGAATAGAAAAGCTTCTGATATGGTTAATATAGATAAGAGAGAAGCTGGTATTGAAAAAGCAAAAAACAAGTTAGACGAAGTTGCTCCTTCAGATCCAAAGATTGAAGATTGGATCAAGTCAAATAAAGAGCGTTTCGTTAAGGAATATGGTAAAGAAAAAGGCATGAAAATTCTTTACGCCAAAGCTTGGAAGATGCACGGACGTTCTGAGTCTGGTAATTCTCCAGCTACTCTTACAGATTACACTGGACCGGGAGCAGCCGGTTGGTCAACGGGCAGACTTGATACAGGGACACTCTAATGATATTCAAATTACTAGGAAACGAAATCGATATTAATAGCACAGCAAACGATGTTTACACAAGCGTTCTTGTTCGTGTTGTTAATAGAGGAACTGCTAATACAATTCTAATTCAAAAATATTCTAACGGTGTTCAATTCGCATCAACTACCGTATTGGGTAATAGTGAGATTGTTATTCAAAAAAGCGGTTCTGATATTATCATAGGCGCTAATATGGTAGCAACTCCTATAGCTTACAAGTATTAAGGGAAAGAAATGAAACTCATTACCGAATTATTTGAAGATGTAGAATATCTTTCAGAAGCAAAAGAAAGCGGAGAGAAAGAGCATTATATTCACGGCATCTTCTTACAGAGTAATATCAAGAATCGTAACGGTAGAATTTATCCAGAGCAAGTCATGGATAAAGAAGTTGCTCGTTACATCAAGGAAGTTGTTGATGCAAAGCGTGCCTATGGTGAGCTAGGACATCCAGCTGGTCCACAGATCAATCTTGATAGAGTTTCACATATCATCACTGAATTAAAGAAAGATGGACCAAATTATATCGGTAAGGCAAAGCTAACTGATACTCCAATGGGTAACATCGCTAAAGGTCTATTAAAGTCTGGTGCTAAGCTAGGCGTTTCTTCTCGTGGTATGGGTTCATTAAAGCCCATGAAAGAAGGCGTTATGGAAGTTCAGCCAGATTACAAGATTGCAACGGCAGCTGATATCGTTGCAGATCCTTCCGCTCCAAGTGCGTTCGTTGAAGGTATTATGGAAGGAGTAGAGTGGATCTATGATCCAGTTAAAGGAACTTGGCAAGAAGAGCAGCTTCATATTATTAAGCAAGAAGTTCATCAGATGTCAAAAGCTGAATTAGAAGAACAGAAGTTAGCTATTTTCGAGAATTATCTAACTTCATTAGCACTAAAATCCAAGTTATTATAAATAAATTAAAATTCACAATAGGAGACTATTTCAATGGCTAATAACGAACACGACCTTGAAGACGTTGCTAACCTAGACGAAGCCAAGAAAAAGGCTTGGGAAGGTAAGCACGAGGAAGAGGAAGAAGAAAAGGAAGATGAAGATTCTTCCAAGAAGTCTGTAAAAGGCAAGAAGAAAAAGGAAGAGGAAGAAGAAGAGTGTGGAAAGAAGATGGACGAGGAAACTCTCGCTGCTTCTTCACTACATCCAGCTGCTCGTTCCGTTGCCGACGACAAGGCTCTAGCCGCATCAAAGATTGGTATGATGCAGCATATGATGGGCGTTATGGGCGCAATGAGCAAGCAGGATCTAACACATTGGTTCAATGCTACTATGGCTCAGTTTGGTCCAGGTAAGGATTGGGGCGTTGGTGATAACTCCGCTCATAATCAAGCTACAATCGACTCCAAGCTCGGCGCTGGCCCAAAGACCGCTTATCCAATGCCACATCTAAGCGTCAAGGAAGACGTTGAGGCAATGTTTGATGGTCAGGATCTTTCAGAAGAGACAAAGGAAAAGGTTTCAACTCTATTTGAAGCCGCCGTCGCCGCAAGAATCATTGCTGAGCAGACACGTCTTGAAGAAGAGTTTGAAGCTAAGTTAGCAGAGGAAGTTGCTACTATCGGTGAAGAGCTAACGTCAAAGCTCAACACATATCTCGACTACGTTGTTGAAAATTGGATGACAGAGAACGAAGTAGCTATCGAATCAACCCTACGCAATGAACTCGCTGAAGAGTTTATTGAAGGATTGAAGAACCTATTCGCTGAGCATTATATCAATGTTCCAGAGGATAAGGTTGATGTTCTCGAAGCAATGGCTGATAAGGTCGCTGCTCTTGAGACAAAACTTGACGAATCAATTTCTGAAAACGCAGAGTTAAAAGGTTTCATTCTAGAAGCTAAAGCAAATGAGATTTTTGAAGAAGTATCTTCTGATCTTGCACTAACTCAGAAAGATAAGTTTTCTGCTCTAGCAGAAGGAATTGAGTTCGACGGTGATCTTGACACATATACTAAGAAGCTAATGATTGTTAAAGAGAACTATTTTAAGAATGAAACAACTTCATATTCTTCAAACATTGAAGAAGAAACATTTGAAGGTGAAGTCGCATCAACAGTTGGCGTTGACCCAGTCGTTAACCGCTACGTTGCTGCACTTTCCAGAACAGTTAAGAATACCTAATATATAAATAAAAATAAGCTTATTTTCTAAGAAAGGAAAAATAAATGTATCTAGCTGAGGAAATTCAAAACAAGTGGGCACCAGTCCTCGACCACGACGCTCTTGGTAAGATTAAGGACCAGCATCGTCGTTCAGTCACAGCAGTTATGCTTGAGAACACAGAGAAGGCTCTCCGTGAAGCAGCTGCTCATGGTGACTTCCAGACACTAACAGAGACATCTTCTCTAGTTCCTGCTAACCTAATGGGTGGTTCTTCATCCACACAGGGTACAGGTGGTATCGATACATTCGATCCAGTTCTAATTTCTCTAGTTCGTCGCGCAATGCCAAACCTCATTGCTTACGACATCTGCGGCGTTCAGCCAATGACAGGTCCAACAGGACTTATCTTTGCTATGCGCTCACGTTATACAAATACCTCAACCTACAACTGGTCAAACTCCAGCGGTGGTCCAGAGACATTCTATAACGAAGTCAACACTGCATTCTCAACAGTTCCAAATGCTGACGCCAACGTTGCATTCGGTGGTTTCAAGGGTACAATCCCAGGTGCCACAAATACAACACCACTAACAGCTACAAATACCTATAACACTGCTACAGGTATGTCAACAGCTCAGGCTGAAGCTCTTGGTACAGACTCAAATACTGCATTCCCACAGATGGCTTTCTCAATCGAGAAGGTTACTGTTACTGCAGTATCACGCGCCCTCAAGGCAGAGTACACCATGGAACTCGCTCAGGATCTCAAGGCTATTCACGGTCTTGACGCTGAGACAGAGCTATCCAACATTCTCTCCGCTGAGATCCTAGCCGAAATCAACCGTGAAGTTGTACGTACAGTCAACATCACAGCTGAGCCAGGCGCTCAGGAGAATGTCACGACAGCTGGCGTCTTCGATCTTGACACCGACTCAAACGGTCGTTGGTCAGTTGAGAAGTTCAAGGGACTAATGTTCCAGCTAGAGCGTGAAGCCAACCAGATCGCCAAGCAGACTCGTAGAGGCAAGGGTAACATCGTTATCTGTTCTTCAGACGTTGCTTCTGCTCTACAGATGGCCGGTGTTCTAGATTACGCTCCAGCCCTTAACTCAAACAACCTACAGGTTGACGATACAGGCAACACCTTCGCTGGTGTTCTAAATGGTCGCCTAAAGGTTTATATCGATCCATACGCTCTAGGTGGTAACTATCTAACAGTAGGTTATAAGGGTTCAAGCGCATTCGATGCTGGCCTCTTCTACTGCCCATACGTTCCACTACAGATGGTTCGCGCAGTCGATCAGTCAAGCTTCCAGCCAAAGATCGGCTTCAAGACTCGTTATGGCATTGTTGCTAACCCATTCGCTCAGGGTCTAACCCAGGGTCTTGGTGGTCGCACAATCAGCACTAACAAGTATTATCGCCGCATCATCGTTAACAACCTTATGTAAGAGTTGCTAAGTAGACCCCGTAAACAAGGGGGCGAGAAACTGGGGGGCGTTTGCCCCCCTTTTTTTATCTATGATTCAATGGAACAAAATCTCTTTTTAATCTAGTTTTTAATCTATGGCAATTAGCGCATAGAGTTTTCAAATTTTCTATATTATTATTCTTTTTATCACCATCCATATGATCAACGTCTAATTGACATGGGTGTATAGGTACAAATCCACATTCCTCACAAACCATCTTTTTATGAATGGTGTATGGTTTCCTTTTATTTTTTTCTCTGTAATTTTGTTTGCATCTCCTAGAACAAAATTTCTTATCCAATCGTCCAGATATTTCTACCTGACAATGCAAACATTTTCTGGGATAAATACTCATGCTGAACCTCCTAACAGGTTTAGAATCCGTGGGAGTTGGCGCTCCGTGACGGATATATTCTAATATTTATAAATATTAGATGTTTAATTAGGAGTTAATATGACAGCCATAGATAACACACCATCTAATAAGAACTTTCTTAGTCCACTTAACTTTAAGTTCACGATTAAGAAAGCGCCTCATGTTAATTTCTTCATCCAAAAAGTTAATATTCCTATGATATCGTTAAGACAAGTGGATATTCCTAGCCCACTAGTCAGAATGCCTATTCCCGGTGATCACATTGATTACACTAATCTCAATGTATCCTTTAAGGTAGATGAAGACCTACAGAACTATCTTGAGATTCATAATTGGATTAAGTCTCTTGGTAAACCAGAAGACTCAGATCAATACTATCAAATACAACAAAAAGATAGCTGGACTGGTGAAGGTATCTATTCAGATATTTCAGTTATGGTTCTTTCCAGCACTAAGATGGCTAATTATGAAATAGTATACACAGACGCCCACCCCGTATCATTATCTGGATTAAACTTCACTACAACAGATACTGATGTCAATTACGTAGAAGCTACAGCTACATTTAAATATACACTTTACAATATCAATAAAGTATAGTATAATACTACATTATTCATTAATGAGGTGACATATGAAACTAGAAGAAATTCTAGAACTGTGGGAAGCAGATTCCAAAGTTGATAAAACTGAATTAGGCGATGAAGCTTTAGTAATTCCAAAACTACACCACAAATACTATAGAATATATACACAAGAGCGTCTTCTTCTCCGTAAACAAGAATCGGAAATGAAGCAGCTTAAGCTTGATAAATATGAGTTCCTAACACAAGGACCAAATGAAGAAACCAAAGATAAGGGTTGGAGATTACCACCAAAGGGTATGGTATTAAAGAGTGATATTCCCATGTATCTAGAAGCTGATGTAGATATTGTGAACTTATCTTTAAAGATCGGAATACAGCAAGAAAAGATCGACTTACTGGACTCAATCATTAAAAGCATCATGAATAGAGGGTATCTAATCAAGTCCGCTATTGATTGGCAGAAGTTTATCATGGGATCTTCTTAATGGATCTAGTACAAGTAGAGAAATTCAACGAAGTATATGTAAAGGTTAAGTCTGAACCTGGCATCATGATGGAGCTAAGTGAGCATTTCACTTTTGAAGTTCCAGATGCTAAATTTATGCCTTCATACCGAAACAAATATTGGGATGGCAAGATCAGACTCCTTAACCCTATGACTGGTCTTATCTACGCTGGACTAGTAAGATATATTGAAGATTTCTGTAAGTCAAGATCCTACAAACTAGAATATCAATCAGATTTTTCCTGTGAAGAGTTTTCCTTTAAAGAAGCTAAAGAGTTCATTCTAAATATTAAACCTACAATGCAACCAAGAGATTATCAAATGGATGCATTCGTTCATGCTGTTAGGGAGAGAAGATCACTACTTCTTTCTCCCACAGCCTCTGGTAAGTCTTTTATAATTTATTTGCTCGTGAGGTATTATGCTCGTAAAACTCTTATCGTTGTACCAACTACTTCTTTGGTCAGTCAGTTGTCCTCTGATTTTGCTGACTACGGGTTTAATTCATCTAAGCTCGTTCATTGCATTTCTGGTGGTAAAGATAAACAATCAGACAAACCTATTACAATTTCCACCTGGCAGTCTATATTCAAACTTCCAAAATCTTATTTCGAACAATTTGAGGTAGTAATTGGCGATGAAGCTCACTTATTTCAAGCAAAATCACTCACTTCTATACTGGACAAGCTTACTGACTGTAAGTATCGGTTTGGTTTCACTGGAACTCTTGATGGTTCAAATACCCATAAACTGGTTCTTGAAGGCTTGTTTGGTCCTGTCAGGAAAGTAATTACAACATCAGAACTAATTGAAAAGAAGCACCTAGCAGACTTTCAGATTAAAGCTATCGTCTTAACATATCCTGATGAAGTTAGACAAATGATAGCCCGTTTAGATTACCAAGCTGAGATGGATTTCCTAGTAAGATTAGAGGCAAGGAATAAATTCATTAAAAATTTGGCTTTATCTTTGGAAGGTAATACGCTATTATTATTCCAGTTTGTGGATAAACATGGTAAAGTATTACAAGATATGGTTTCTAAAGAAGCAGGAAATAGGAAGGTATTCTTTGTTCACGGAAAAGTTGATGGTAATGATAGAGAAGAGATTAGAAGAATTGTTGAGAAGGAAACCAATGCTATCATTGTTGCTAGTTTTGGTACTTTTTCTACCGGTGTTAATATTAAGAATCTTCATAATGTTATTTTCGCTAGTCCTTCTAAGTCTAGGATTAGAAATCTCCAATCAATAGGTCGTGGATTGCGTAAATCAGATACTAAGACTTCTTCAACTCTATATGACATCTCTGATGACATGACATGGAAATCAAAGAAGAACTATACCTTGTTGCACTTTATCGAACGTATCAAGATTTACAATGAAGAGAAGTTCAAGTATAAATTGTATAAAGTTCACTTAGACATTAAGTAGTTATTTCATTCACCACATAGTGATTATACCGTAAGTTGAAATTTTAGTAAAGGAAAATATTATGGATACGGAAGAAAAAAAGAAGCCAAAGAGAAAGACAAATTATATCAATAATAAAACTCTCTATGGAGCTATGATTCATTACAAGAATGATCTGAAACAGTCTATTGAGCTTGATGCTGACAAGCCTATTGTCCCAAAGTATATTGGTGAGTCTATTCTTTTGATTTGTAATAATCTTGCGAAGAAACCAAACTTCTCAGGGTATACATATAAGCAAGATATGATTAGTGATGGTATCATGGATTGTATCTCAGCAGTTGATAACTTTGATCCAGACAAGACGAATAATCCATTCGCATATTTTACTCAGATTGCATGGAACGCTTTTCTCAGAAGAATTCAGAAAGAGAAGAAGCAGACCTATATAAAGCATAAGAACTATGAGAATAGTTTCTTACTCATGGATGTATTCGATGAGGCTAATAAGTCAGTGCATCTTAAGACTAACGAATATTCCGTTGAAATCGTGAAATCTTTCGAAGACAAGTTGACTAAAACCAAAAAAGCAGCTAAGCTAACTGGAATTGAAAAGTTTTCTATTAAGGAAGAAGAAAATGAAGAATGATCATTTAATCCCTGTTAATGTAAAGGATATTATCAGCAGATTGGGCGATAATGGATTAACGCCTAACGAGAGACTGGTTCTTATCCAGAGACTTGAGGCCATTCAGCAGTATTGCTCTGATGCACTCAAGAAGTATAACTATGTTGATCTTGGACAGGTTTATACGGGTAGAAAATGAAGATAGCTTTAATTACCGATACTCACGCTGGTGTTCGTAACGATAGTTTAGCTTTCCATGACTACAGTAAGAAGTTTTATGATAACGTGTTTTTCTCCTATCTGGATAAACACGAAATCAAAACTGTTGTTCACTGTGGTGATATTGTAGATCGTCGTAAGTATATCAACATTAACTCAGCGTATCGGTTGAGAAAAGACCTCATTGAGCCTATCGTAGATCGGGGTATTGATTACCATCAGATCATAGGCAACCATGATACTTACCATAAAAATACTAATGAAGTTAGTTCTTTTATTGAACTTTTCAATCGTTATCCTATAAATATATATGATAAGGCTACTGAAGTAGTTTTTGATGATCTTAAAATATTGTTCCTACCTTGGATTTGCGATGATAATAAGGATCATGCGTATGATCTAATGAGGAATACGGATGCACAAATTTGTTTCGGACATCTTGAAATTCAAGGATTCGAAATGTATAAAGGATCTATTATCTCTTATGGTATGGATCCAAAACTTTTTACTAGATTTGATCTCGTTGCTAGTGGTCATTATCATCATAGGTCAAGCAGCGGCAATATTCATTATCTGGGGAGTCACGCAGAGTTTACTTGGTCTGATTATAATGATCCACGAGGCTTTCATGTTTTTGACACGGAAACGAGACATCTAGAGTTTATACAGAATCCTTATAGTATGTTTAAGAAGATTACATATAACGATCAATACCACAAGTTGATCGATCAAATGAACTTAAGCCCATATAAGGAATGCATTGTTAAGGTTATTATTCAGCAGAACAATAACCAGTATTGGTTTGAGAAGTTCATAGAACGTCTAGAAAAAGAAAATCCCATAGAGATTCAGATAGTAGAAGATCACCTCAATTTAGGTCTTGAGGACGATCACGATATTATTGATGAAGCGGAATCTACTATTGACATCTTTAAAAAATACATTAGGAATTTAGATATAAAAGACGTAGAACGTAATAGACTAGAAGACAAAATAGCAGAACTATATCATGAAGCCTTAACTTTGGAGTAAATTATGAACAGACGTGATTTATTTGGGTTCTTACCATTAGCACCAGTTTTGGTAGCTGCCGCCGTTATTTCCGAATCACAAGCAGAAGAGAAGCCAGCAGATAACAATGCTAACACATTACGTCTTATGGGTATGAAGAAGAACAAAGAACCTTATTATAATGATAAGGCGATTATGTATCTTGGTAATAATTATGTCCCAGATGATACAACTCACGTAACTATGGCAGTTGGTCGTGATGGTAATCTTTGGCTTAAATCTGCTGATGGTGATTGGAAGAGAGTGGTTACGGAATAATGTCTAGAATTAAAATCACATATTTACGCAGTTGGCGTGAATGCGATTGTTGTGGTTCATATGAAGACGTTGATGTTGTGGTCACTAAGGATTATAATATAATTTACGAGGGTTGGAAGGGAGGACATTTTGGTGACGGTATTGACGTTGAAGAACCAAAGGTCATTCTCCCAAAAATCCTAGAAGCTCTTGGTCATGAAGTGATAATGGAAGATTACTATGAAGAACAATAATATCGTTAACAACGTTGTTGAACGGCTAAAGCAACAACCTATTGGCGACCTAATTACAGAAGAAGATCTGTATGATATTGTCAATCAGGCTATTCCAAAGGTATTCTTTGAGAAGCGGCAAGAAACAGAAGGCTCTGGTTATCATACCAGAACAGTTGAGAAAGAGCCTTTGATCTTTGAGATCATGCGTCAGGTTCTTAAATCTCACGTTGAACAATTGGTGAAGGATTGGGCTGTTGAAAATGCAGACAAGATTCTTGAACACTGGAAAATGGTGACTGACCAAAACATTGTCAATTACGTTGAAAAGATCCAGAATGAAAAGGTCAATAGCCAAGTTAGGGATATGTTATCCAAATTCTTGGACCAAATGAATCTGGAACGTGCTAAAATGGGACTACCGCATATATACCTATGATTTACTTTAAAAAACTCCGATGGAAAAACCTCCTATCGACCGGCAACGTATTCACAGAGATAGACCTAGCGAACAATCCAACTACGCTTATAGTTGGAATAAATGGGGCTGGGAAATCCACGATTCTGGATGCTCTGAGTTTTGGTCTTTTTGGAAAACCCTTTCGAAAGATCAACAAGCCACAGCTTCTAAACACAATTACTCAAAAGAACCTAGTAGTAGAGATTGAATTCTCTATTGGAACTATTGAGTATAAAATCATTAGAGGCATCAAACCTAATGTATTCGAGGTACATCAAAACGGTAAACTATTAAATCAATCTGCTGAGTCTAAGGACTATCAAGAGATTCTTGAGAAGCAGATTATTAAGGTTAACCACAAGTCGTTCTCACAAGTGGTCGTTCTTGGATCGGCTACTTTCCAACCTTTTATGCAATTATCCGCTCAGCAGAAAAGAGAAATCATAGAGGATCTGCTAGACCTACAGATCTTTACGACTATGAATTCTTTATTAAAAGATAAGAACAGCGAGAACGACTCAAAGATTACAAAGAACAATACCGAAAGAAAAGTTATTGAGTCTAAGATTGAACTCACCGAACAGCATATGTTTGAGATGCAGAATAACACCGGTGAGATCATTGCTGAAAAGAAGAAGCAGATTTCTAAGCTAGAAGATGAAGGTCTTGCTATATATAATGAGTTAAAGGATTATGAGGACAAGATCGCTAAGATGGAAGGTGATCTTGAAGACATTCAATCTATTAACGAAAGAATAAACAAACTTTCTAAACTCAAGCATAGAATTGAAGCTAGAGTTAATGTTATTAATGAGGAAGTTAAATTCTTCACAGAGAATACAACTTGCCCTACTTGTAAACAGGATATAGCTGAAGAATTCAGAGATAAGACTGTTAACATTAAGAAGCAGGAAATCTCTGATAACGAAGCTGGACTAGAGACTCTAGCTGAGCAATATGATAAAGAGAAACAGCAGCTATCTGTTAGCATGAATAAAGCGGCTGATGTTCATTCGTTGAAGCTAGAACGTATTAGGTGTATGGAGAGCGTTAAGGCTATCAAGAATAATATCATTCAGTTAAATAAAGACGTTGAAAAGCTCAAAGAAGTTAAGTCCATAGAAAAGGACGAACGGCTTAATGGGTTTAAACAGGATCTTGAAAAGATCGCAGAGGACTATAATCTTCTAATTGAAGAGAAGAATGTATTAAGTTCTGCTGCTGTGTTGTTGAAGGATAACGGTATCAAGGCTAAGATTATTAAGCAGTATATTCCAATCATAAATAAACTGATTAATAAATATCTATCAGCTATGGACTTCTTTGTATCCTTTGAGTTAGATGAGAATTTTAAAGAGTCAATCAAGTCTAGACACAGAGACGATTTCTCTTATGATTCTTTCTCAGAGGGCGAGAAACAAAAGATAGATTTAGCATTATTGTTCACGTGGAGAGCCATCGCAAAGATGCGCAATTCTATTAACACCAATCTACTAATTATGGATGAGGTATTTGACTCTTCTCTTGATTTAAATTCAACAGAATATCTGATTAATATCATCAGAGATATAGCCAAGGATAATAATATCGTTATCATATCTCACAAAGAACACATGAATGAGAAATTCACCAACGTAATTAAATTTGTTAAAATCAAAAACTTTTCACAGATTCAGAGGTAAGATATGGCTAAGACCAGTAAGTTAGTTAAAGAATTACAACAGCTATTAAAGAACAAAGGCTACGATCCTGGTCCAATTGATGGTGATCTTGGACCTAAGACGATTGATGCTATTAAGAAAATAGTATCTAATGTTTCCAAGCCAGTAGTTAGTAAGGCGGCTGAAGTTAAACCAGCTGTCGTGGAAAAGGCAAAAGAAGTAACACAGAAGGTTGTAGAGGTAATTAAACCAACTCCAGTTCCAGAGTTTGATGCTAATACCCTAAAGGGCAGAGAGCGTCCAGTATTTGCTAAAAAAGTCTTCATGGATCTTGGTTGGAAAGATTACCAAGCAGCTTCTATGGTTGGTCAGTTCATGCAAGAATCATATGCTGATCTTCGCACTAATATTTGGGGCGATAACCATACAGCTTATGGTATTGGTCAGTGGCGTGATTATAACAACCAGCCAGGTAGACTAACTGATCTATTCAAGTTTGCTCAGGAACGTGGTAAGCCAATCCACGATCTAGAAACACAGATTCGTTTTGCTGATTGGGAACTAACTAAAGGTTCTGAGAAGAGTCTTGGTAAGAGACTAAAGGAATCTAAAAATATTGATGAGGCGCTAGAAATAGCTATTGGTTATGAGCGCCCAAGAGGTTATACTAAGGATAATCCACGTGCTGGCCACGGCTGGGCTAACAGAGAGAAATTTGCTAAGAGCTTACTATGAAAATTGATGATCGATATTTGTTAGAGAAATGTGAAGATTTTGATTTCAAAGATCCACCTTTCGATCCGATTGAGTTCGCACAGAACTTAGTTAAGTTTATGTATGATGAAAATGGACTAGGGGTAGCAGCAAATCAGGTTGGTGTTCCATATCGTATTTTCGCCATGAGAGGTTCACCAGAGAACTTTGTTTGTTTTAATCCCAAGATTGTTCAATATGGAGAAATGGAAGTTGTCCTAGAAGAAGGTTGTCTTTCATATCCAGGTCTTGTTGTTAAAGTAAAAAGACCACAGCATATCCGTGTTCGTTTTAATACCCCTAATGGTGAAGTCCTAACTAAACAGTTTACAGGTATGACCGCTAGAGTATTTCAACATGAGTATGATCATCTAGATGGTATTCGTTTTTACGATAAAGCTAATAAATTTCATAGAGATAAAGCAATGAAGGAATGGAAGAAATGAATTATTTCCCATTTAAGGAATTACAACAAAGAGTCGATGACGCAAACGAACTTGTCCTCTTTACTATCGTAGTATTTTTAGTATATATTTGGGTAAAGTTATTCTTATATTGGGACAAATAAATGAATATCTTCTATCTAAGCGAAGACCCTGTTCAAGCTGCTCAGTGGATGGTAGATCGTCACGTAGTTAAGATGATCTTAGAATCTGCTCAGCTTCTATCTACAGCACATCGTTTGATGGATGGAAACGAAATCCTACTAGAAGTTGATATACTTCAGGAGGATGGTACACTTAAAACTAAGAAAAAGAAATGGTGGTTACTCGATGACTCTCGTGAAGAACTTATATACTCAGCTACGCACATTAATCATCCGTCTGCTATATGGACTCGCACAAGCGTCGAGAATTATAATTGGCTAGTCGATCATCTATTCGCCTTAATGGACGAATACACTTACCGTTACGAAAAGAAGCATAAGTGTTCTGGTGATCTTAGCTATATGCTACAATCACCTCCCAAGAATCTTAAAGATTGGGATATGACACCTATGCCTTCTTGTATGGCAGAAGAATATATTATTTCCGATAATCCAGTTGACAATTATCGAAACTATTATATAAAGGGTAAGGCACATCTACATAAATGGAAAAAACGTGAGGTTCCCCCTTGGTTTCAGAGTTAAAAGAAACTATAGTTTATGATGATATTATCCCCGTAGAGTTACAAGACGAATTTGAAAATACTCTGATGAATTATCCTAATTGGAGATTCATCAGAGATATGTCATATTCTAACAACGAAGCTTTTCCTTCGTATGGTTTTAATATGATGTTCAAACACCCTAGCTTTGGGGTTACGTCTCCACTGTATGAGAAAATATCAGTTCCGATAGCTAATGCTATTCTGGAAAAGAAACTTATTGAATTTGAAGATATTCATTTCAATAGATCTTTTCTACAACTCCCGTTAGCTGATAAGTTTATCAAACCACATAATGGTATACATTTAGATCTTCCACAAGATCATTATGCTTGCGTATATTATGTGAATGATTCTGACGGAGACACTATACTTTACGAGCAAACTAGGTATAATACGTTGCCTAGTTCTCAGAATGTTCCCACAGTAGAACATAAAAGAGTTACCCCTAAAAAGGGTAGAGTGGTTATATTTGATGGTGCTAGATACCATTGCTCTAGCCAACCAAGAGATAGACACCGCTGTATTATCAATTTCGACTTTGTGTGAGGTATATATAATGGTAGATATGTTTAATTCCGTAAAAGAATTTCAGACCGCAGTTGGTCAGCACGTAGGCACTAAGCCAGAGTTTCCTGATGATAAAGAACGTATTCTACGTATGAGATTATTGGAAGAAGAGTTTGATGAATACTTACAAGGCGAACAAAATCACGATCTTGAAAATATTGCAAAAGAGTTGGCAGATATTATATACATCGTTTGTGGGACTGCTGCTTCTTATGGCATTCCGTTAAACGAAGTATTCGCTGAAGTCCATCGTTCTAATATGGATAAGTTAGTTGATGGTAAGCCAGTTCGCCGTGAAGATGGTAAGATTTTAAAACCAGAAGGTTGGACTGCTCCAGATATCAAAAGCATCTTAGGGATTTAATAATGGTCAATGTGATTGTTGCTAGAGACAGATTAGATTGTTCTAAACTAGAAGGTCAATTTGTAGACGAAAGTCATTTTGACGTTTTAGTAGAAGAAGATACTGACTGTTATATGCCACCGCTTTGTGATATGCTCACTAAAGCTAACTGTGGTATGAAAGATTGCGAATCTTGCGAAGCAGGATCTGATGAGAAAAGAATCGCTTTCAAGTTTCGTAAGAACTACTTCACCAAGGAAGAGTGCGACGAAGCCTATATCGGTCTTCATGGTGCAGCAACTCAGAGCTTTAATAGAGGTCTAGCTGCTGGTCCTCGTGGATTAGAAGGCGATGATTCTAGAGAATGGGTAACTCCTTACCAGACAGCGGTATTGAGTTATTTCATCGAAGGTGGATCTAGTCTTAACTCATTCATTGGCGAAGGTGAAGTAAACGTCAAGTCTATCAGAGAGCGTTATGCTACTCTTAAGCATAATGAAGAGACTAGAGGTAGCGTTTGGCTTCCAAGTGAGATTTCTAAACATTATCCAGATACCGAAAATTGGTTCGATAGATGGGCTGATGGTTTAGATAACTATTCTCTGGAAGAAAAGAGAACGGAAGCACTACGTGTTTCTAAGGAATGGATCTCAACTACTAATTATGCTAAGCCAGTATTCTCTGGTGTTGCCGGTTGGTATGATCGTTATCCTCGTATTCCTTATGGAAGACCTACTGCTTATACCGAGCATCACCCAGAACTATTCGAAAGGGCATATCCTTTCCTACAGTCTTTGAATAAAGGTTTCAAGGAACTATTACCTTGGCGTTGGTCTAATCAGAGATCAGTAGCTGATAAGATTGATTCAAAGTTCTTAGTTCCAGATACTGTATTCACTACGATTACAGTTAACAAGACCTTTAGAACAGCCGCTCATTACGATGCTGGTGATTACCAAGACGGTCTTAGTAATCTTCTTGTTCTAGGAAGTGGAGAGTATACTGGTGGTTATCTAGTATTTCCAGAGTATCGGATAGCAGTTAATGTTCGTCCCGGTGATCTACTTCTGGTTAATAATCACGAGGTTCTTCACGGCAATACACCTATTGTTCTTGACCATCCAAAGGCAGAACGTATTTCGGTTGTGTGTTACTTCCGAGAGAACATGCTAAAGCTTAAGTCCTATAAGTATGAAAATCTACGTAGGCAGTTTGTCGAGGAACGCAAGAATAATCAGAATCATCCTAGTTGGCATCGTTTATGGAATGGTATCTCTCCAGATATGTGGAAGTCAACTGAGTGGAGAGATTTCTTAGATAAGCATAATGCTGTTGATGAAGACGGCGTAGTTAACGTAGGCTTCAAAGGGTTTGAAAGCTTCGCTTAATGAATACAATATTCGATACGTTATCAATAGACAGGAATGAGATTAAATGGGAAGATTATCTTTTCGATCTCACTCCTGTTGAAGAAGTAAATGGTATATTCTTCAAACGTGAAGATAAGTTTGCTCCTTTAGGTTATGGTGGTATTAACGGTTCAAAGTTACGCCAGTGTATTTGGTTAACTGAACAATACGTTAAGACTGCTAAGAATCCTATTGGTGTTATATCTGGTACGAGCGTAAAGTCACCACAGCTACCTATGGGATCTGCAGTAGCAGAACACTTCGGTCTTAAGAGTATTCACGTTATCGGTTCAACCAAAGCTGATATAGCTCATAAGCATGAGAATGTTAATACAGCTACTTGGTTTGGTGCCGAGTTCTACATCAATAAGCATATAGCTTATAATCCAGTATTACAGAGAAGAGTTCAAGATATTCTTTCTAAGGATGAAAGAGTTAAGGATTACTTTTATCTGGAATATGGTATCACAGTAGATCACAAAGTAAACTCACCAGAAAGAGTAGAGAGATTTCACTATGTTGGATCTGAGCAAATTAAAAACATACCAGAACATATTACCACTTTGGTTATACCAGCTGGTTCTTGTAATAGCTGCACTTCTATTCTTTACGGTCTTGCTAGATTTCGCCCTAAGAATCTCAGAGACGTATATCTTATTGGGATTGGACCAAACAAGATAGACTTCATTGAAGAGCGTTTGGATATTATTGAGAACGTATCTGGTGTTTATACTAAGCCGTTTACTAGAATCTATCATGATACTCCTAACAAACAGCAACAGTATGAGTCGGGTCTAACTTCTTTCTTTACAGATAATACATCAGATTATAATTTTAATCTGCATCATTATGATCTTCATACAACTAATTATGTTGACTACCAAGAAGAAATGCCTTATAGTTACGGTGGAATCGAATTTCATCCTACCTATGAAGGCAAGATGATGACTTACGTTAATGAGCGTATGCCTAATATTCTTGGTGAGAATACGATGGTATGGATTGTTGGTAGTAAGCCACGTAAAGAAAAGATGTATGATATGCTAAGAGGTAGATTGGGAGAGTTCCCAACTCATATTAAGGAATTTACCTATGCAGAGTGAGCAGCAGCTAGGTAGATGGTCTGAATTAACTAACCAACCAGAAATAAAAGATCTTCAATATGGTATGGACTTTCGTGAGCCACGGTATCGCCGTGAAGTCTTTCTAAGATTTTATGAGTTTCATCTTAAACATAGAAGCCATCCCGGTGGTGTATACTTTGCTTTTCCATGGTTAACGAAATACTATGGGATGGACATGGAAGATAAGTTGTGGATAGCGTTCATTAACGGATGCTCTCAGAATATTGTTACATCTTCTATGATCTACGAGAGATTCCCCAAGTTTAAAGATGTCAACGTTGATGAATTATCTGACTGGTGGGATACAGTTCATCCCAAATTTAAAGCAGGCAGTGGGTGGGATTCAGATAGAAAATACTGTAAAGTTGGAAAAACAGGATTCCCTTCTTGCGTAAAATCGTATAAAGATAACGTAGACAAATACGGAACCCAAGAGAATATGTTTGGTTGTCTAACTACTAATGACAACCAATTCTATAATTTTGGTAAGGTATGGGATCATGTAAGAAATAATTTTCTATCTTTTGGAAGATTATCAACTTTTTCATATCTTGAGTATTTACGAATCCAAGGAATTAATATAGACTGTAATAGTCTTTTCTTGGACGATATCAGCGGATCAAAGTCTCATCGTAACGGTCTGTGTAAAGTATTAGGTCGTGATGATTTAGATTGGTGGGATGCAGAGGCTTCTCAGAATAAAGGTTTTGAGGGCTATAAAAAAGAAACCATTGAATGGTTAGTTAAAGAAGGTGATACTCTTCTGTTGGAAGCTAAAGAACGGATTAAGCATCCAGACGTTAGTTTCTTCACGATGGAATCAACCTTCTGTTGTTATAAGTCTTGGCATCGTCCTAATCGTCGTTATCCAAACGTCTATATGGATATGATGTATAATAGAATCAAATACGCAGAGGAAGAGTGGGGAGATAAGTTTCAACATTTCTGGAAGATGCGTAGAGATTCTTTACCAGAACATCTTAGATTAGAAGACAATCCTGCTGATCCGGGTTTATGTAAAGAGAAGCAAAATCATTACCTAAATACAGGTCAAGTTATTATGATGGATGAAGAGTGGGATTGCTTTAAGAACGACTTTAACGATAACACTAAGAATACCCTTGAAAGGTTCTTTGGATGAAAATCTTTGCTATCGGTGGTGAGCCAGGTTCTGGTAAGTCCACTCTAATGAAAGAAATACTTAGAAAGAATGTTTTTTCTTCTATGTTTGATCAAGTAAAGTTAGTTCCATATCATCAATCAGGATTTGTATATATTCTTGGCAAGTATGAAGAAGGTCAAGTCTTCTCTGGCACAGATCGTATGTCTATGGCGGTTCAACCAGAGGCAGTGAAGTTTCTAGCCTCCCTTCCTGACAATTCTATTGTCCTTTTTGAAGGTGACCGGCTCTTCACTGCCTCTTTTCTAGAGCATTGCGTAGAGAAGTATGATACAGAAATCATCTATCTAGAGACTGATAAAACTATCAGAGAAGAAAGATATAAGGAAAGAGGCAGCGATCAGAACGAAACTTGGTTACAGGGTCGTCAAACTAAGATTGCTAATATCCTTTCCAATATGGTTTTGATGTTTAATACGGTTAAGTTTAAAAACAATAACAAAGAAGATCAGAAAGTTATTGTTGATCATATTATGAAGACTTTGGAGGCATAATGACACTAAAACCTAATATAGATACCATGTATCCATTCGCATCATCACCAACAGGTTCTGTTAGCTCTGCTGAAGAGTATAAGTTTGAAAACGGTCACACTTGGTCAGTAGGTGGAGAAGAGAGAATTAGAGTTAACGAAAGCGGCGCTCATTTTACTGCATCAACATGGCCACCTAAATATAAATATAAGGAAGACCAGATTATTGCTGACTTCCATGCCTATATAGATAAGACGTATGGGCAGCACTATATGACTGAAGAGCAGAATATAGAATGTTTCGATGTTTGGTTGGCTCTTGGTGATTCTTTACCAACTTTCCGAAACACAGCTATTAAGTATCTTTGGCGTTACGGCAAGAAGAAGGGCAGTAATAAGGATGACCTTATGAAGGTTCTTCATTATACGTTAATGATGCTTTATAACGATCATTATAAAGGTAATAAATGAGAACACTAGAACAATACGAGGCAGATAAGAAAAAGCTAAAAGAAGAGTTCGGTACAGGTATACAGTGTCCAGCTTGTGGTGATGAATTAGTTATTTCTGATCCGGGTGTTATTTTACTATCAAACCCTCCTAGAAAAAAAGTTCATTGTCCAACTTGCAAATATAAAAATACTATTACAGCATAGAAAGGTATATTATGGAAATTAAGATCCCAGTTGAAAAGTTGAGAGATAGGAAGCTATTCGTAGCCACTCCTATGTATGG